GTCGTCATAGTTTGCTTTCTTTAGCAGGGCGTCAAACTCATACAATGCCTGGCTAATCCCCTGTACCTCGCCACACATTGAGCGGTAAGCCTCTATATCTTTGGCTCCACCGGTTGATAGAACACGTGTAATCTCATCCATACGATTGTTCAAGGCTTTTCGATAAGCGTGAACAAAATCTACAACGTCCATTACTGACCCGCGTTTCTCGAATCGACAACTCGTCCATCGGGCATGACAAGAATAATGTCTCGACCCCCTCTAGGCTGTGCCGGGGGCGCTGGAGGCAGAGACGGAGAAAGAGCATCTATCATGTCAAAGGGAGCGGGAGCATCTGGGTCACGTCCTGGCAATTCTAAAATTTCAGCTATGTTTTCTGGACTCAATATATCTGATCGAGTTACAGGTATTTCTCCAGATACCGCTCCTGGACCGCGACCTACTGCGGTTATCGACGCAGAACCAGGATCACCAGCCGGAATCGCTTGAACTACTTCCGGACCCGTTGGAAGTCTAGTTCCGCCCTCAACTACCATGCCTGTGTCGGGATCGATCACCGGATCAACATAACCAGGAATTCTGCCCTTAGGTGTCGTCACCATCGGCTGCGCTGCGAGAACATCAGCCACTGTTATGTCGTCACTAAATATCTCGCGAGGAACAATTTCTCGCACAGTGCCACGAGAGAATGGTGAATCCTCGTCTGTAGCGCGGCGATCCATTTCGAAGTCCTCTTCGATAAAGTTTCGTTCTTCGGGATCTGTCGTGAATGGTGTGAAAACGTCAGAGATAGCACTTGTCGATGCTGCCTGTGCAACAGGTGCCGCCGCCACAGAACCTTCAGGAAACTCGCCGAGTTCAAAACCAATATCGCCCATCTCGGAAAACAGCGGGTTGTCGTACGAAGAAATATTCAACGCGGAGCGGCGATTAGCACGTTGCATAAGCGGCCCAACTAGCGGAAGAGCGCCCATGATTCCAAGGTCTTTCTCTAACGTCGGATCATAGGTAACAGTTCCAAAACGAGTGGGCGACCCCTCGCGTAGAAAACCGCGAATGTTGCCTCGTGCATCTCGTGGGTTCAAATACTGATCATAGGCCAGCGCATTGACTTTGTTCAGGGTAGCGATTCCGCCAGGGGTGCTTGCAGCATAATTAATCTTGCTGGGATCAATGCCAAAGACGCGGCTGAAAAATCCTTCGTTGCCGTACGGATTCGTTTCAGTGCGACCAGTTACATTCATGAACTCCTGTTGCGACAGAGTCCCTGCCTTTTCACTAGAGCCGGAGTCAAAATCAACGGGTGGACCAAAACCACCCATCGGACCACTTGCGCCGCGAGTTGCACGAGTGGATGTGTCCGCCGAACGGTCGTATCTATCTTGAACGGTGCTGCCGCGACGACCACCAAGCTGCGCTTCTAGTCGATCTCTTTGATCACGAGTTGTGGAAACAAACTCTGGCGGCATCTTAATACACTCCCGAGAACTTGGTGCCCCTGATTGCAGCACCCGCACCACGAGCTTGTGGCGCCGCACCTACATCTGTAGCGCCACCCATCGCTTTTTTGCGGCCACGCTTGGGCTTTTTAGATTCCCCGTCCTTTGAGCTTTTGTCCACATTTACATCGATTTCCGTATCCTTCGTCGCGATATCGGCCATCTTTGCAGTGTCTTTTTCTCTTCGGTTAAGTTTCTCAAGAGCGGCCCTCAAGGTGCCGCCTGTCTGAAACTCAACAGAATCTAACGTCTCGGCCTGCTTGGCATGAGTCTTGGAGGCTTTCTTCAACCCCTTGGCAACCTTGGTTACCTTTTTCTGCATCTTGTTCATGTTCTTCTCCAACACCTGAGAGCCACCATCCTTGCGGCGGCGACCTTCCTCGACAAGACCCTTGGCTTCACCATAGTCGATCTTTAGATCGTCAGCAAACTGCTTGATGCGCGGACGTGCCATCTAACTAACCTTCTCTTTTTCGTGCCCCAGCCACACCGCAAACGCACCGGTCATAGCTCCAGTCACAACGCTTACAAGTCCCGCCTGCGCTGGTGTGGGATCGGGCAAAGTCATAAACCACTCCACTACCCGCCAAGCGGATATTGACATCATAATCATCATCAAGCGGGGAAGTATCTTCCACCGCAGAAATCTTTCCATCGTTACTTCGGCCACCGCTCATCTCACTTCTTGCCAAAAAACTTGGTCGCCGACCGGACAGCAAAGGAAGCACTCACAATCACTCCCAAAGTATACTGATAGTATTCAGGCATGGCCTCCAAAGCCGCAAAGCCCTCGGCTACAATCTGTCTGCCCCAGTCACCACAAAAAGCCAGTATAAGCGGGATGCTGAACAAAATAGTAAGCCATTCGTCCTTCCAGGAGTTCTGACTGCCCTTTGCCATCAGCTTCTCCCACTCCGCAGTGGACGTGGCTGCTGACACCATCACGGCAGCTTCCGCTTCCGCCTTGGCTTTGGCAATGGCTGTCTTGCCCCGTTGCTCCTCGGTCTTCGAGTCCATCCAAGAAGAAACGAGTCCGCTGACCGGACCAATCAGTGCCTGTATCATTTATTCCTCGACAATGCTGCCTGCGTGTTGATTCTGTAGATATTCACGTCGTTGCGTGCTTCTGCAATGTCAGCCTGCAACTTCTGCCGCTGCTGCGCTAACTCGTACGACTGCTGCAACTTCTCGCGGTCCATCTGGAAGTCCATCTGATCGTTCATGACCTTGCGCTGGATTTCCATCTGCGAGTTCTCAAGCTCTTTCTCGCGGATGCCAATCAACGGATCCTGCTGCTGGTTGGCCTGTAGCGCAGGCATGATATCACGCATAATCTCGCTGACCTGCTGTGCAACCGTAGATTCGATGAGATCGGGCGCGATCTGCGGCACAGGCTCTCCTGCTTGCACCGCTTGATTGGCCGCTTCTTGGAAGAACGCCATAACCTGATCCCGAGCCAGCGCGCCAATGTGTTCTTGCACATGAGACAGTAACAATACAAACGCCTGCGGGTTAGCCGTACCAACTTGCGAAGACAAGAACATAGTGTGCGCTACAATATGCGCCTCATGATCCTGATCTGGGAACACTTGCAACGGCATGCCCTTCACAGCATTTGCGTTCTCTGTGGCCGGGTCAATCGGTTGCGGCGGTTGCGGCGGCGGCAAAATCGCGTCGATGTTCTTGATGTCCATCGCATCGTACATCCGGCGATACGCCTCGTACTGATTGTGCAACTGCGGCGCCTGCTGCGCCAACTGCATCTGTGTCTGCGCCAACGACAGGCGCTGTGCCATCGAAAAGATCGACGGGTCTGACACTGGCAGGATATCCACACGGCCATCGAAGTCCTGCTGCATAACTTCGGCAGGCACGTTCTGACCAACAAAGTATGGATAGGGCGTTGGGTTGTCGGCAAATATTTCTGACAGCAACCGGAACTCTTGCTTCTGCCCGTAGTGCAGCCGCTTGTGAATCGACGAGATAATCTTCGAGCCTTGCTCGATCAGAGCTACCGTCGTGCCAACCGGTGCCTGAGAATTCGCGTCCGCGATCTTCGCATCTGCAACCTGTGCAAACCTGCGGCCCGAATCCACGATCACACCAAGCAGTGACGCAAGTGTGCTCGACGGCTCCTTGTACGGCAGCGGAATCAAAGCATTCCGCAGATCTCCACCCGGTGCGTCGATGTCCCTAAACTCGCCCGGTGCTAGCGGCTCGTCGTCGTTGCGGATACGAACACCACGTGCCTTGAATCCAGCAGGCAGATTCGACAACGTGCCGGCATCTATAAGCTGCCGCAGTATCGAAGTCGCCGCACGTGACAGACCACCTATAGTATGAAGCAGACCAAAGCCATAAAAGCCAAACCCAGGAAGAAACTTGAAATGAGTAAAATATTGTCGTTTCCGTCTAAGGGGATCTGCCTGCCGATAGTTTCGTACCACTGACAAAACCTGCCCCGAAGACTCGTCAACAGTGACGATATACGGGAGTTTAATGCCTGTGGGCTGACCCATCTCATCGGCATCCTCAAAACCCTCAAGATCAAGCTCTGTATGGATTTCAAGCAAAGTGTGGCTGTCATCGCCATACGACGGATGAATACCCTGAAGCTCGTTGCCAGTTGTTCGAATCGCACCATCTTCTTCCTCGTCCTGTGCTTGTATGTCCACGTCGCGGTACACACCCGCAACCTGTAACTTGCGAAGCTCGTTTTCAGTCAGACGGATAACATGCGTGACACGTTCAGCAGTGTTCAAATCACTGGCCGCGTACGGAACAATCAAATCCTCGGCAGGCACAAACTTTGAAACAGCACGCTGCTTGTTGGTGTCAAAGTAGACTTTCTTAAATGTCGATCCTGTCAGCGGCAGGTAGAACAACATCTGATCCGTATCCGGATCATACTCGTCCATAACCTCCATAAGCTGGTAGTTCATAAAATCTTTTACACGCTGGGCCTGATCCTCCAGCATCTTGTTCGATGCACCAAGAATCTGCGTCTTTACAGGACCACCAGCAGGCAGCATCTCCTTGTAAGCCTGCGCCTGAAACTGCGTCACAGCCTCGCTAAGAAGCGGGTGATGCACGCCACTTGCGCCAAGGAACGGCTCGTTGCGCTCTTCGTAATTTACGCCAAGCAACTTCAAGCCCTTGGCAATCGCCTCTTCCCAGTCTTCGCGAGACTCCTTGTCGCCATCCACCTTGTTACTAAGATCAGACGATAACGAGCCAAGTATGGAATCATCCAGAACCTCGGCAAGATTGGCGTTGTGATCGTACATCTCCGCCTGGACCTCGACCATCTCTTCCATGCCGGCAAGCTCAATGCCCTCTGGAAGCATGTCCTCCATAGGCAGTTCGACTGTCATTTCTTCGGGCATCTGCTGCATCGGGCCACCCGGACCCATTGCCATGTC